ACTCCAGAGGATAGAGAGAGTCAATTAATAGCTGCCGCAGTGAATTTAGCAGAAAAACAGCTTCTAGATGGTACCGCTTCACCATCTGTGATAACACATTACCTAAGATTGGCCTCTGGCAAGGAGAGATTGGAACGAGAGAAACTAGAAAGAGAGAACGAATTGCTTCGCGCAAAGGCTGAAGCATACGAGTCTAATCGAAAGTCTGAGGAATTGTACGATAAAGCTATAAAGGCCATGAGAAGTTATAGCGGTCTTGACGACGAAGAAGACGATAAAGACGAATACGACTATTAAATGTTGGTGATGCATTAATGAAAAGACGAAGCTACTCAGAACTCAAGCAACTTACGACCATAGAAGAACGATATGACTATCTAAAGCTTAAGGGAGAAGTCGGAGTAGCTACGTTTGGATACGACAGGATATTCAACCAAAACTTCTATGCTTCCAAAGCTTGGAAAGACGCTAGAAGAGCTGTAATAATACGCGATGGAGGATGCGATTTAGGTGTTGAAGGTTATGAGATATATGACCACATAACAATACATCATATGAACCCAATAACAAAAGAAGATATTGTTACAGAAAATTGGGAATACCTTACTGATCCAGAATATTTGATATGCGCGTCTTATAACACCCATAAAGCTATCCATTTCGGGGACAGTAAGTTGCTTCCAAAACTTCCAATAGAGAGATCACCAGGAGACACATGTTTATGGAGGTGACTTATGCTACTTAGCATTTTAGATTCCATGAAAGACGCATTGTCTGTTCCATTAGAAGACAATGGATATGACGAAGAGCTGTTAATGCACATCAATACAATATTCTTTAAAATTAGCCAGTTAGGTGTCGGTCCAGAAACTCCATTTGTTATAGAGGATAATACTAGCGAATGGACGGATTTCATTAGCGATATATCGACTATAGCCATGATAAAATCGTATATGTATTTAGAGTTACGGATGCTTTTCGATCCTCCTTCCAATTCTTCGTTAGCGTCCGCCATGAAAGAACAAATAAAAGAGTACGAATGGCGAATGAATGTTGCGAAAGATAAGTACAAGGTGACGAGCGAATCGGAGGATAGCAATGGATGATAGCTATTTAGCGCATCATGGCACCAGAGGTCAAAAATGGGGAGTACGTAACTATCAAAATTCAGACGGCAGTTTGACTCCTCTAGGGCGTATTCATTACGGTGTTGGGGAAGCTAGAAAAAAGTTAAGTGCTAAAACAGACCAAGCTAAGGAAGCTGTCAAGAAAAAAATAAAACCGTCAACAGAAGATCTTCAGGAACAGTATAATAGAGAATTAGATAAAAATGAGCAAAAGCGATTAAAGATGGCTATAAAAGAAACAAAACAAAATAGATCTAAAGATAAGTACTCGGTCATGACTGACGAGGACATAAATAACGAAATAAACAGAATACAGAAAGAGCTTCGTTTAAATGATTTACGAAAACAATTAGAAGAAGCTAATAATCCTAAAAAAGAAGACGGTCCTTTCAAGGAAGCTCTTAAGAATCAAGTTCGAAAATATGCTACAGAAGCAGTTGGAAAAGCAGTTGGAAGTGCGATAACAAAAGCTGGAGAGCGCTTATTAGAGACTAACAGTGAACGACTAAAACGAGAATATGAAGACATTAAAAATGCCAGAAACGCCCAAGACTTAAAGTCTTTAAAGTATGGATGGAATAAAGAAATTGAGACGTTGCAAACTAAAGACAAACTGAATAAGATGTTAGAAGGTAAAGATCCCGAATACGATTCATCAAAAGCGTTGGCTACAGAAAAAGCGGATCTAACTTTACAACTAATACGTGGTAACGACGAAGAAAAAGCACATGCAAAAGAAACACTACAAATGCTTAAAGATCTCGGTATAAATTTGAATACACAACCTCAAGGTCAAGGTAAAAAGAAATAGAAGGGTGCTATGATTTCAAATACAGCCACTCCTAAATATTATGGAAGATTTAGGGAAGCTGTATTACGAGGCGATATACTTGTAAATCAAGAAATTTCTATGGAGATGAATCGAATTGATAATTTGATTGCTGATCCAGAAGTATACTATGATTCAAATGCTATTAATGGATTTATACGTTATTGCGAGAATGAGCTTACACTAACCGATGGATCTGACCTATATTTATTAGATACTTTTAAATTATGGGCAGAACAGATATTCGGTTGGTGGTATTTTATCGAACGAAGTGTTTATCAGCCTAATCCAAACGGACACGGTGGAAAATACGTTCGTAAAGTTATAAAGAAAAGGTTAATTAACAAACAGTACTTGATAGTGTCTCGTGGTGCAGCAAAATCCATGTATGCTTCGTGCATTCAAAGTTATTTCTTGAATGTAGATACCGATACAACGCATCAAATAACAACGGCTCCTACTATGAAGCAGGCCGAAGAAGTCTTGTCTCCGATACGAACCTCGATAACAAGAGCTAGAGGTCCTCTGTTTCAGTTTTTAACGGAAGGTTCTATTCAAAATACAACAGGAAGCAAAGCCAATCGTCAAAAGTTAGCCTCTACTAAAAAGGGAATTGAAAATTTTCTTACTGGTTCGCTTCTTGAGATTCGTCCTATGTCTAGAGACAAATTGCAAGGAACTCGTTCAAAGATTAATACTGTTGACGAATGGCTTTCTGGTGATATTCGAGAAGACGTAATAGGTGCTCTTGAACAAGGAGCTTCTAAACTTGACGATTACTTGATCGTTGCAACAAGTTCAGAAGGAACTGTTCGAAACGGAGCCGGAGATACAATCAAAATGGAGCTAATGAAAATTCTCAAGGGAGAATATACAGCTCGAAATGTATCTATATTTTATTATCGACTAGATGATGTATCCGAAGTTGCCGATCCAGCAAATTGGGTGAAAGCTCAACCTAATATTGGTTTAACAGTAACATACGAAACATATCAATTGGATGTGGAAAGGGCTGAACAGGCTCCTTCCGCACGAAATGATATTCTTGCAAAGCGTTTTGGTATTCCAACTGAAGGTTATACATACTTCTTTCGTTATGAAGAAACGTTGCCGCATCCGAGACGAGATTTCTGGGGACTTCCTTGTGCATTGGGAGCCGATCTTTCTCAGGGTGATGACTTTTGTGCTTTTACTTTTCTGTTTCCGTTATCAAATGGAACATTTGGCGTTAAAACACGATGCTATATAACTTCGAGAACGTTGTTGAGACTTCCTGGGGCAATGAGATCAAAATACGATGAGTTCCTAAATGAAGGAAGTCTTCAGGTTCTTGAAGGCACTGTGCTAGATATGATGGAAGTTTACGAAGATGTTGATCAACACATAATAAATTCTGACTACGATGTTAGATCTTTCGGATTCGATCCATACAACGCCAAAGAATTTGTCGACAGATGGGAAACAGAGAATGGACCATACGGGATAACAAAAGTTATTCAAGGAATGAAGACAGAGTCCGTTCCATTGGGTGAATTAAAAAAGTTAGCGGAAGACAGGATTCTCTTCTTTGATGAGGCTATGATGACGTTTACTATGGGTAACGCTATCGTATTGGAAGACACCAATGGAAATCGTAAGCTACTAAAAACAAGGTACGATCAAAAGATAGATGCAGTATCAGCACTAATGGATGCGTACGTGTCTTATAAGAGTAATAGGGAACTGTTTGAATAGATTGACTCGAAAGGAGGTTAGCAATGCCAAAAGGAGAACGACAGAATCATAAATACATAGATAAAATAACGACAAAAGATGGTAAAATTAGGTATATTTACGATCCGAATGAATTAAAAAATAAAAGAAAAGGTGTCAAGGTACTTCCGGAAGATAGAGATCACCAAACAGGAATCCTACGGCCTGGGTTCAACCCTAGAATCAACAACACCAGAAGAGATTCTCAATATATACTTGAGAGAACTCAGGCTCAGTCGGCAAGAAGGAACACTGGAAATCCTCATGCCAATGATTTACCTAATGTGGCATCTCGCGTTGTAAAAGATGGTATGGATTACATAGGCAGTTTTGCTGGAAACGTAATGAGTTCAGCTGGTTCAGCTGTTCAAAGCGGATTAAATTTTGTGCAACGTTTGTTTGGCGCTAAGTGATCAAAATGAGTAGCTTTTGTTTTTAGGAGGTGAGCTATGAAATTTACAGATCGTTTAGCGCATGCTTGGAATGCGTTTAGACTCAATGATTCTAATACTATTTTTGATTCTTCTCGCAATGTTAATTATATAGCGGCTATGTCATCTAGCGATCGTTTGGATAGAAATCCAATACGAATTGGAACTGAACGTTCGATATTGGCCTCGATATACAATAGAATAGCGATCGATGTTGCTGCTATAGAGATACGACATGCTAGAGTCGATCAAAATAGGCAGTTTTTAGAAGAAATTCCATCTAACCTAAACGATTGTTTAGCAGTCTCAGCAAACAAAGACCAAACAGCAAGAGCATTCTTTATGGATGTTACACTTTCTTTGTTCGAAGAAGGCAATATAGCCATAGTAGCTGTTGATACAGACATAGACTACACTAGATCCAATTCGTACGACATAATGTCTATGCGAGTTGGAAAGGTTAAACAATGGTATCCTGATGACGTTCAAGTTGAGGTTTATAACGACAACACTGGAAGAAGAGAAGAAATAACTTTACCAAAATCAAAGGTCGCTCTTATAGAAAACCCTCTTTATCAGGTGATGAATGAACCTAATTCTACTTTGCAACGATTGAAGCATAAATTAGCATTGTTAGACGCGACTGATGACAAACAAAATTCAGACAAACTTAACATGATTATACAACTTCCGTATGTTGTAAAATCAAAAACTAAAATGGAACAGGCTGATGAGCGACTT